ATTAATACTATCTGGTGACAAAGACTTCATTCAATTACAAACTTATGGTAACGTGGACCAATATAATCCCGTTATGAAGAAGTGGGTAAGACATGACAACCCAGATAAATACCTTGAGGAACATGTGTTAAGAGGCGATGTCGGTGACGGTATTCCAAACGTACTTAGTCCTGATAACTGCCTAGCTGTTGGTACAAGACAAAAGCCAATGACTAAGAAAAGAATTACACAGTTTCTTTCTGAGCCCGATACAATGGACGAAGAAACAAAACTTAGATTTAATCGAAATAAACAGATGATTGACTTGAGTCAAATACCATCTGAGTATGGAGATCAAATCTTAGAACAATATAACAATGCAAAAGAAGTTGGTCGACAGCATCTCTTTAACTTCTTTGTAAAGAAAAAGTTGAAAAACTTGATTACTGATATACAGGACTTTTAAAATGATTAGATATTCAATGTCTGAGATTCTCTCAGAACTCCCCTCAATGAAAAAGAAAGCAGATAAAGTAGCGTACCTTCAAAAGAACGATACCATTCCTTTTCGTAATGTACTACGCTTAATTTATGACGAAGATATTGAGTTTCTGTTGCCTGACACTCCACCCCCGTGGAAGCCAAACGAATTTGAAGATGAAGCTAAAACTATGCTCTTTAGAGAAGCTAGACGCTTAAAGATCTTCATTAAAGGTGGTGGTTATGACGACATGAAACCAGCAATGAAGCGCGAAAACTTATTCATAGCAATGCTAGAAGCTATTGATAATGATGACGCTAAGCTTGTAGCAAATCATATGCTATCACACAAGAAGGTACCAGGATTAACTAAAGCTACTTTAGAAGAAGCTTTCCCTGAGATATTTACTGCCCCAATGGATATGCGATAAGGAATGTACAATGGCCAAGCGATACACGGATTTCCGTCAATCCAATCGCCCAGATGAAGATATTGGAAAAGATAATAAAACTCAACAACGGCTAGAGGAAAAGCGTAAAAATAAACGTAAACAATCTCAAAGGCGCCAAAGGCTAAAAGATAAGTATGACACGTAATGTTGTTGTCCTAACTAATTTTAGGACAGGAAGTACTTCATTTACTTTAAAGAAATCTGACGAATATCGCTTGCCTTATAAAGGTGAGCTTTTTTCTCACGAAAGGCCTCATCCAATTGGTAAATTACCAGCAAAAGAAACTGTAATCAAAGAATTTGGTTACCCAGCTTATAGTTGGGTTGATACATATCTAAGCCGATGGAATTTATTTCAAGAATTAAAAGATGGTGCTTCAGCCTGTTATAAGATCATGCCAAGCCATTTTGATGAAGATTACGATCAGCTTGCAAGTGTTCTGGCTCAAGCAGATAAAGTGTACTATCTCTATCGTAGAGATCTTATGGCTCAAGTTAAAAGTTGGATGGAAGTAAGACACTCAGGTTCATTTAGTCAAACTGGTTTTAAAACTAACACAGGCGAATACTCAACACGCATGCATCAACTACATCGTGGTACTTTAAAAGTCGGTGAAACTTATCGAAATACCATAGATCCAAACGATCCGTTGTTCACAACAAGCAAGACTAATGTTGAAACAAAAGCTCTTGTAACTCAAATAGATCGTAACTATCAGGCCATGGGACTCATGTACAAGAAGGTACCAGGTGTCCTTGTGTGTTACGAGGATTACTTTTCTGGAGATCTATATAAACCCTATAACAGAGAAATTAAATGGACCAGTGAACCCCAGATTGACGAGTGGGTGACTGAATGGACCATTGAAAACTATTTTAAATAAAGGTTGACAAACTACTTAAAGTGTGTTATAATATCAATATAAATTATGAAAAAGGTAAAATATGGATCACAGAACAGATAAATTAATACTAGTAGATTGCGATGGTGTACTACTAGATTGGAAATACTCATTCGTCAAATGGATGTCTGAGAACAACTACGAAGTTGTAAGAGAAGGTGTCTATGACATCGCTGAAATGTTCGACCTTTCCAAAAGAGAAAGCAGAATATTAGTACGTCAATTTAATGAATCAGCAAGGATTGGATTCCTTCCTGGTCTAAGGGATGCTATCAAATATGTTAAACGGCTACATGAAGAAGGTTATATTTTTCACTGTATTACTAGTCTCAGTACTGATTACTATGCCGGTAAACTAAGACAACAGAACCTAGAGAAACTCTTTGGTCCTTCTGTGTTTGAAAAGATAGTTTGCTTAGATTGTGGTGCTGATAAAGATGATGGCTTACTTCCTTATAAAGATAGTGGATGTATTTGGGTTGAAGATAAACCTTCAAATGCTGAATGCGGCTACGATCTTGGATTAAGATCAGTGCTTATAGAACATTTGTTTAATGCTGATTATCAAAATGATTCGATTCCAAAAGTAAAAAATTGGAAAGAAATTTATGAAATGGTAACTTAGGATTAATAAATAATTACATGATAGATTGGATAATTTAATTAATGCCCACATACGATTTTCAAAACACAGAAACTGGTGAAGTGACTGAACACTTCATGTCTTATACAAAACTAGACGAATTCAAAAAAGACAACCCCCACCTACAGCAAAAGATTACTGCGCCACGTCCCGTGATTGAGGCCGCACGTCTTGGTCGCATGAAACCCGACCAAGGATTTCGTGATATACTTTCGTCAATGAAAACCAATAAAAGCTATACAGGAAACAAGATCAATGATTGGAAATAATCAGAGATCTGTCAAAGGAGGTTCTATATGTCAGCAAAACCACGTCGTGAATCACAAAAGGAGAGAAAAAGGCTCGCTCGAAAGATAAGGAATGGTACTATGGATAGTAAATTTTCCATGAGAACTATTCAGCCGCTTACAAATACTCAATCAGATTTGTTTGCGGACTATAAGCAAGGGTTTAATATCTGCGCCATTGGCACAGCAGGAACAGGAAAGACAATGTGTGCTATGTATTTAGCACTTAATGATATTTTATCAAAGGATGAGTACGATCAAATTGTTATCGTACGATCAGCGGTTCAGACAAGAGAACAAGGCTTTATGCCAGGTACTCAAGCTCAGAAAGAAGCAGTCTACGCTACACCTTATGCAGATATCGCTAATGACCTGTTTCAACGAGGAGATGCTTGGGATATTCTTAAACAAAAAAATCAAGTTAAGTTTATGACATCATCTTTTGTGAGAGGATTGACATTTGATAATTCAATTATTATAGTTGATGAATGCCAATCTATGACGTACCACGAACTCGATAGTATTATTACACGTGTTGGTGAGACAAGTAAAATCTTTTTCTGTGGAGACACAGCTCAAGATGACTTGGCAACTAATAGACACAAGAATGATGTATCTGGGCTCGCAAGTTTTGTAAAGGTTTTAGAACGTATAAACATGTTTAGCATCGTAAAGTTCGGTGTTGAAGATATTGTACGAAGCGGACTTGTTAAAGATTATATTATTGCAAAGGAATGTGCTATTAACGGACAGGTACGAACACCTGTAAGTTATGGCAAAAGTCAATTTGCGGTAGCTTAATAAATAGAAGGAGAACATAGACGGGGTTCTTAGGAGCCCCGTGAACTCCAAAACGGTAAAATATTATGACACAAGAAATAGAAAACTATAGACTGACTTGGTTAACTAAGCAAGTATTCCGCGTGAAGGCTGGTAGCTCGATCGCAGAAGAATGTTTATCTTACCTTGAAACTAAAGTGGAAGCAAAGAGTTATACTTATTCATTTGACATGGATTCTAACACTTATACTTACATGTTTGAAGAATCAGCAACTGCTGAAGCATTTAAAGAAAGGTTTTTAGGAGATTCTAGAACAACTGAAGTTAGTTAAAACAAAAAGAGAACTTATATTATGGCATTTGAGCATTACGATCACGGTATTGAATTACCAAAATTAACACGAAAAACAACAGAAGAAGGACGAAGATACTTTACACCTACTGGTGAAGCTTATCCTTCAGTTACTACTGTACTTGGAGTCCTATCAAAAGACTCAATCCAGGCATGGCGAAAAAGAGTTGGAGAAGCAGAAGCTAATCGTATCTCAACTCAAGCATCCAGACGTGGTACTGCAGTACACAAAATTTGTGAAAACTATATAGATAACAAAGAAGATTGGAAAGAAGGTGTACAGCCTGCAAACATGTTTTTGTTTAATACAATGAAAAAAGTATTAGACGAAAAAGTAAACAATGTTTGGTTCCAAGAATGTTTCCTTTATAGTGACGAACTACAGACCGCTGGCCAAGTCGATTGTATTGGTGAGTGGGAAGGAGAACTAGCTGTCATTGATTTTAAAACATCAAGACGAGTTAAAAAAGAAGAACACATTCTCGGATATTTTATGCAAGTTGCATTTTACGGGAAAGCCTTTACTGAAATGACTGGTACTCCAGTTAAAAAAGGCGTAGTGTTTATTGGCGTTGATGATAATGAACCACAAACATTTGTATTTGATATAGATGATTACTTAGAACATTTTAAAGCCGTAAGTGAGAAATACTCAGAACTCCATGAAAAAAACAAGATACATTTTAAGTTGTGAAGATATGGGTGTGTTCTTAGGAACATACGATGGGGAAGAGCTAGGCTATAAAGATGATGGCCGAATCTTTGCGTGTTTCTCAGCTAACAATCCTTTTAAGTTAACAACAGTTTGTTCGTTCAGAACAGAAAGAGCAGCTGAAGTTTTTAAGAAAGATATGTTCGGCGCAACCAAACGTGACAAGATGTATACTCTACCAGTTGAATCTGAAGATGAGTTTCCAAGTGTAGTTGATATAGTCAAAGCAGGACATACTGATGACTGTATTGATATGCTCGAGCTTCTTTTTGAAAGCGGAAATCAAACTATACATTAGGGGTTGACAAACACATTAAAGTGTGTTATAATATTACAATGATAGACAAAAAAGTAATTAACGACGCCTTGATGCTTGCAATAGAAGCTCATGGCGATCAGCGCAGAAAATACACAGGTGAGCCATACATAACTCATCCAATACACGTAGCAAAAATTCTAGAAGATAGTGTTGAACATACTACTGAGATGTTGGCAGCTGCTATCCTACACGATGTTGTAGAAGATACTCCTGTCACATTTAGAGACATCAAATCTCACTTCGGAACTGATATTGCTGAACTTGTTCATTACTGCACAAACGTTTCTGAAAAAGAAGATGGAAACAGAACGTTTCGTAAAAAGATGGATGCCGATCATTTCGCTTTGGGACCACCCGCGTCTCAAACAATCAAGATCGCAGACCTACTATCGAACTCTGATACGATTATACCCCACGATCAGAAGTTCTTTCACAAAGCCTATAAGCATGAGAAACAGTATATGTTGAACATTCTTACTAAGGCTGATCCTATATTGCTTGACAGAGCACAGACTATGCTGTCTGAACACTGGGAAGAGTAATATTCTCTTTAGTTATAAGTTTATAACCTTTTGATATAAAATAATTTAATATTTGTTAACAAAACAGTTGACAAATGCCATTTGATATGATATAATATACATATTAAATAATTAAATGAGAATATCAAATATGAACAGATACATCGTCAAACAAATCACCTTCAACAAAGAAGAGCAAGAGTACCCAAACCTGTATGGTTGGGATGGTGCTACAAGCCGCTCAAAGAAATGGTTCGCTAAAATGGAACTAATGCACGGCAATGTCGGCGAATCTTTTAAAGCAAATCCTGCTTTCATTGCATTATTCAATGACAAGTATGAAGTTGAAGCTCGTGATTTAAATCATGTATTTGAGATAACCAACCTCTGGGAAACACCCGACGCAGTTCACACATTCGAGCCTGGTCACAGCACATCTGTTGGTGATCTAATCGAAGACACTCAAACGGGTCAAATCTTTATAGTAGCTAACTTCGGATTTACCGAAGTAGTCCCAGCTCGAACTCCTTGTAACTTTGAGGTAGCGTAATGATTACTTGGGATCAATACACAATGGGTTACAAAATTCCTGCTAAGTGGGAAGATACATCATGGGGTAACGATGAGTTGCCTTCTTTTGAGACTAACGGTTATAAGATTTGGGTTAATTCTCCAGATCTTGCTGAAAGAAAAGAATCTCAGGAACATCTAGGACTTAAGTTTCAAGATTGGATCTTTGCTGTTACACATTGCTCGGAAATGGGTGCTGACGAAGACTTACTTACAACTATGAATTTCGACGAAGTACTAGAGTTTGTAAAATAAATGAAAATATGTTAACAAAACAGTTGACAAACACCTTTTGATATGATATAATATACATATTAAATAATTAAACTAGGAGATATATTATGGCACATGCATTAGAAATGGTAAACGGTGAAGCTCAAATGGCTTACAGACTTAGCAAAGGGGTGCCTTGGCACGGTCTTGGAGTTCCTGTGAGTGACGACATGACACCAACTGAAATGATGAAGGCGGCTGGTCTAGACTGGAAAGTCAAAAAAGTACCATCCTTTGTCGATCACAATGGCGAACAAATCCCAACAGGTCAGCAATCTCTTATACGAGAAACTGATGGTAAAATCCTTACCAATGTTGGTGGTAACTGGAACCCTTGCCAAAATGAAACAGCATTTGATTTCTTCAATGATTTCGTTAAAGCTGGTGACATGGTAATGGACACGGCTGGTTCAATCAACGATGGTAAAATGGTATTTGCTGCTGCTGATGTACAAGATGGATTCACACTTTTTGGTGGTGATGAAGTTAAAGGCTACTTACTTTTCTCTAATCCTCACCAGTATGGTAAGTGTATTGATGTTAAGTTTGTTATGACTCGTGTTGTATGTAATAACACTTTGTCAATGGCTCTAACTGAAAAATCACAACCTGCTGTAAGGCTATCACACAGAAACGAGTTTGACGCTTCAGTAGTTAAAGAACTACTTGGTATCTCACACACTCGTGTACAACAGTTTAAAGAAGCTGCAGAGTTTCTTGGATCTAAGCAATACAAAAATGCTGACTTCGAAAGATTCCTTGCTAAAGTATTTGGTGCATCTTCTCAAGAACACAAAATCCTTAGTCGAACTGGAGAACGTGCGTTAGAGATTGTAGAGACACAACCTGGAGCTAACTTCAAGCCTGGATCTTGGTGGAATGCTTTCAACGCTGTCACATACATGACAGACCACGAACTTGGAAGAAGCGATGACGCAAGAGCATCATCTTCTTTATTCGGTGCTAACTCAAGGAAAAAGCTAGACGCTCTTGACCTTGCTGTTGAAATGGCGGAGACTGCGTAAGCAGTCTTCTGACTTATAATTGAAAATAAGTAAAAATATGTTAACAAAACAGTTGACAAATACACTTTGTTGTGTTATAATATACTTATAATTTAAATAATGGAGAAAACCAATGAAATTTGATACTAACGGAAAACAAAGAACTGACGCTTACCAAGGTACATTTGATATCTTTTGTGCTGAAGATATGTTGAGTGTTGAGACTATCAAGACTTACGTGAAAAGCATGAACAAAGAACTTAAATATTCCGGAGCTGTTGATCGCAGAGGAAATCCTCTTAGATACAGAGTTACTGTCAAGGCAAGAAAGCCAATCCACAAAGTTCTTAACAAAAGAACTGGAAACATGATTGGTCATACTTACCATGGAGATGTAATTGGTGGAATGGCAAATGCTGCCGCAGTTGATGTTTACATTCAAAGAAGACACGTTGAGTGGAACTAAGGAAAACGTATGAAAATTAGATTTGATGTCGAAATAGACACAGAAACAGATAAAGATATTGGCTACGAATTGGTTCAACTTCTCAAAGAGCTAGTTGTTCGTGTTGAGCAAGTAAATCAGGAGTTCGACGACGAATAGCGGCTATGACGAAAAGTAATGGCAATATATTACTTTTTTATAATGCTTTATACATTTATGGTATAAATAGTTGGGTAATTATAAATCAGCGTAATGGCCTAGCCACTGTTGGTTTATTTTTACTTACTAGTATGACACTAGTATGACACTTTATGGAAATATATGTCTAAAGCAGTAACCGCATTAGTTGCATGCGTAATAGCAACTCCAGCATTCGCTGACTGGAGAATGGAACGATTTGATATAAACCGTGACAGTCTAATCAGTGTTAATGAGCTGAAAGCATCTGGCTGTGTTGTTAAGAAACACCTTTTTGACCACGCCGATAAAAACAGAGACTCTTTTCTAGATCGAAAGGAAGCTAAAAAAGCTTCCGAGTATGTTATGAAAAGCAAGTGTCCTAAAGTAAAATGAATACAATTAAGATTAAAGACAGAATAGAACTAGTGACTCTAATTTGCGTCTTTTGTATTTCTTTACTGGGAGTGAGTCCAAATGTCTAGAAAATGGTTTAGATCATTCTATAAACATTGGATTCAACCGTGGAGTCCGCAGGGAGCTATAAAGCATCTCTAAAGATTAAAGGCAACGGATATGGTGAGAGTCCATACGCCTCTGGCAGACAAGCTCGAAACAATAACCATAATTAACTTAATTAAGGAATTACCATGCAGAAAGCAAAAAATATTTTGCAGAAGCTAAATGGTGAGATTTGTGTCGAGTGCCTAATAGTTACTCTGTTTTTAGGAGTAATGATTGCAGAAGTTGCATCGTTGGCGTAAGCTGACGTGATGAGATCGCATCGTTGAGTTGAGCAATAAAACCCTGAAGGTCTAGTGTAAAAACTGGACCTTTTTTTATTGTCCTAATTTTTTACAGAAAGGATTATCTCGAGCCTTCTTAACTAATTTATAATTGTTATATGCAGCAGCTGCTACCAACACACTAGTAAACCTATCGTAATAGTACTTCTCTTCTTTTGTAGGCCACAAATAATGTCTTATAGGTAATATGGTTGCGCCTTTTAAAATAACCATCTCTGCAACGTTAGGTCTTTCTGGTAGAAAAGGATTTGCTTCTACCAAACAATCGTATCTCATACCTCGACGAGTTGAATGTACGTCAGCAATATTCGCAATGATCATTGCCGTTAATGCGTACTGTTCTTTTGTTATTTGGCGATCAGTACTAAGTTCTATTTCAAAGTTAAGATCGTATGATTGATATGAGACAGGATCACTCGTATACTTAGATACGTACTCATCCTTATATGGTGCCGTCCATCCATGATTCCAATTTTTTATTTGTACTTCTGTAGGTCGACCACCCATAGCGGGTAGTGATATTAAAATAAGTATTAAGAACTTATTTAGATGTTGCGATA